TTTTGATAGGATGGATGCAGCTATTACCGAAGTAGAAAAAGATAAAGAGAGACGTCGTTTGTTGCTAGAAGAAACGAAGCATATGGTTGAAAGAGGCGGTATAGAATGAATACAGAAGCAACATTAATTTCAGCAGTATGCAAGAATAAAGACATAAGTACTCTTTTAGCAGACAATGTAGATGAACTATTTACTTCCCATAAAGATATTTGGGAAGGATTAAAGTCCTATTACTATAAGTTTAAGGCTGTTCCAGAAGCTGGCATCCTTCTTGAAAAGTTTAAAGATTTTGAGATTGACACAAACGTTAAAGCAGAGACTGGATACTATTTAGATAAACTTAAGAATGAGTATCTTTCTAATAGACTCAAGAACATTATAATTAAAAGCGGTTCAATGCTAAAAGAAGATGCTGCATCTAGAGTCCTATCTGAAATGCAAGCCCAGCTTGCCAGCCTTAGTAAGTTTACAAGTAATGTTCGTGACTTAGATGTAACAGATGCTGACAATGCCATTAAACATTTTGAAGCAACTAAGCTTAGATCAGCAGAGATGGGCGGATCACCAGGAATTAAAACTGGTTTTGAGGCTATTGATTTAGCATACCCAACTGGCATGGCTCCAGGACATCTTATCGTTGCTATCGGATGGCCAGGACGTGGTAAGACATGGTTCACTTCCTACCTTGCATGTAAAGCATGGGAGCAAGGATTTAAGCCTATGATTGTATCTTTAGAAATGTCTCCAGAAAACATGCGTGACCGTATATATACAATGCTTGGTTCTGGATTATTCAGAGCAAGTGATCTAGCAACTGGCGATATTAATTTAGATGATTTTAAGTCATGGTCAAACAAAAAGTTTGAGAACAAGAATGGATTTGTGCTCGTATCAAATGAAGGTATGTCTGAAGTTACTCCCGCTACAATTCAAGGTAAGATTGATCAGCACAAGCCAGACCTTGTTATTTTAGATTACCATCAACTATTTTCTGATAACAAAAAGAGTATGGGCGCAACTGAACGTAACATGAATATCTCTCGTGAGTTCAAGATGCTTGCCATGACTAATAATATTCCAGTAATTGATATTACTGCAGCAACAATGGATGATGTTTCAGATCAAGACAACCCTCCAATGCTTTCTCAGGTAGCTTGGTCAAAGGCAATTGAGTACGATGCTGACATGGCCATTGCTATTCATAAGTATACTGGAACTCAAATGGTAGAAGTTGTTTCAAGAAAGAATAGACACGGACAAGAGTTTGGGATGTACCTAGACTGGGATATCAATCGTGGTATCGTTAAAGAGATTTATGAGAACCCATTTGCAAATGACGCACAAAAAAATTAATAGATTTCAAATAGATGCTGCATTTAGAAGTGATTCAGATATCATCAGAGTTAAAGAACAGTATGAAAAACTTTTAACAGAGGATATGCGGTCAAGAGGATATGCAAAAGTCCTTGACATAGACCCAGCCTTTGCGTTAGACTTTGACGGAGAAGGCTGGAAGTTTTTAATGACTATCCATGGAGTATATGTAGGAAAGAGGAAGGCATGGCGGTTAGAGGGAATTTCTCAAGGGAAATTGATACCACGCAATATTCCCCAGCGCACATAAAGTCAATACTAAAAAGTATTGGCTTAGACATTGTTGGAGAAACTTCAAATGATTTCCTATGCTATTGCCCATTTCATTCAAATAGACACACATCAAGCTTTAGCGTAAGCCGTGAAAAAGGCGCATTCATATGCTTTAATCCTTCATGTGGCGAAGCTGGAACATTATTAGAATTAATTAAACGAGTCATGCACAAGAATGACTTTGAAGCCATGCGATTTATTTCTGCAAAAGAAACGGAATCATTAGAAAACTTTGATGAGATGTTGGCGGAAGCAATGGAAGATAAGCCAATGTTTGAGGAATTTAATAATGATACATTGGATAAACTATCTAACGATAGGTCTAATAGTACTAGAGCATGCGATTATTTTATATCACGTAATATTAATAGTGAGGCTATGGACTATTTTGGTTTAGGGTATTCCGCAAATATGGATATGGTTACTGTTCCAGTACATAGTCCAGATGGAATGCCAATTGGAATTGTTGGTAGATCAATTGAGGGTAAGTCTTTTAAAAATAGCACAAACTTGCCTAAGAGCAAAACAATGTTTAATGTTCACAGGGCAAAGAAGATTGGCGACCATGTAATAATTGTTGAGTCAAGCTTCGATGCAATTAGAATTCATCAAGCTGGTTTTCCAAATGTTGTTGCAACACTTGGAGGGTTTTTGTCTAAAGAGCAACATCATATACTTAATAGATATTTTAATAGAATAACAATTATGACAGATGCAGATTTGGCTGGCAGAGAATTAGGACTTAGCATAGCCAATAAACTAAGGATGAAAGATGTCTTGTGGGCTTCTTATGAATATGGTAAGATATATCCACACGATGCAAAGGATGCAGGCGATATGACTGATGAAGAAATTAAAGCCTGTATTAAAAATGCAGTATCAGATATAGAATACAGATCTTGGAAGTAATGATATAATAGTAATACAGATGGATTTATACCATCAACTATATGAAATGAGGAAATAATGGGTATCGTAAGAGGACTAAAAGATTTAAATAAGGCGTTAGATAAGCCTACATACAATGATTCTGATTCAACAAAGGGTCGTTGGGTAAAGCTAGAAGATGGTGAAAGCGTCAAGGTTCGTTTTCTACAGGAGCTTGATCCAGATTCACCAAGTTATAATCAAAAAAACGGTTTAGGGTTTATTGCTGTTGAGCACACTAACCCAAAAGACTATCGTCGCAAGGCACTTTGCACAATGGAAGATCAAGGCAAGTGTTACGGTTGCGAACAACATCGCAAGGACTATAAGGCTGGATGGAAGGGTCGCTCACGACTCTACATTAACGTATTAGTTGACGATGGAAAAGAAGATCCGTATGTAGCAATATTATCACAGGGTAGCAGCGGAAAGACTGTTACTCCAACATTAATTGAGTATGCTGGAGAAATGGGAAGCATTACAAATTTAATGTGGCGCATTAAGCGAAGTGGTACAAAAACAGATACTAGTTATACAATAATTCCATTGGCAAAGGATGAGTCTGCATTCGACACATCTTCATTGGAATTATTTGACCTAGAAATATCTGCTGTAAGAGACCTACCTTACACAGAGCAAGAAGCTTTCTTTGCGGGAGAAGCTTCAAATGGCGAAGAACAGTCTCGGTCTGCCTCAAGCGGCAGCGTAGACTGGTAACAAGTTAATAGAGGCGGAGAATTAAGTTGAACTTTACACATCTTCATGTGCATTCATACTATTCATTAATGGATGGGCTTAATTCTCCTGCCGAACTTGTAAAGGCGGCAAAGGATGCTGGACAAACAGCACTAGCAATTACAGATCATGGAACATTATCCTCTCACAGAGATATGCAGATAGCATGTAAAGAGCAAGGAATTAAACCCATACTTGGAGTAGAAGCGTACATATCCCCAACAGATAGATTTGATCGTTCATCTAAGACCGATAAGTCTATTCAAGCTTACAATCATATTATTCTACTGGCTAAAAATAAAAAGGGTTTAGAAAATATAAACACATTGCAGGAGCTTGCTTGGAACGAAGGTTTTTATCATAAGCCACGTATTGACAGAGAGGTATTAAAAGAATATGCAGAAGGTATTATTGTTCTCTCTGGCTGCCTTAATGGACTTATTTCTAAGTGTATTGAAAAAGGCGAATTTTCAGAAGCCAAGCTTATACTCAAAGATTTTAGTAAGACTTTTGGTGATGACTTTTACATTGAGGTGCAATCTCATAATCCGCATGAAATAAATTCTAAGTTACTAGAACTTGCAGATGAGCTTAAAATAAAGGCGGTAGCAACAGGAGATGCCCACTTTGCTAAAGAAGAAGATAGAGTTCTAGAAGAGGCAATGCTCATATTATCAACATCTCCTAAGATGGATAAAGATGCCGACTTTGATATGTCAAGAAATATTAAGGACATCAATGATAGATTAAACTATCTTTATCCTGATAGAAAAATATCATTTCAAAACTATAACCTGTTTATTCAATCAAGATCAGAGATAGAGTCTGATTTTAATAAAGCTGGAATTAATCGAACAGACATATATGATAATACTATGGAAATTGCTGATAAAGTATCTGAGTATGATTTTTATCAGGGCTTAGACCTTCTGCCCGTCCCAAAGACAGATGCTGATGAAAAGCTACGAGAGCTGGCTGAAAAGGGCTTAGAGAGCATTCAGAAGGCTTCAGACCCAATTTATAGGGAACGCTTAGAAGAAGAGCTTCAGGTTATTGCCTCAAAAAGTTTTGCCTCATATTTTTTGGTCGTTGCGGATATGATTAATTGGGCTAAAGATAATAATATAAAAGTTGGTCCAGGACGTGGATCTGCTGCAGGCTCACTTGTATGCTATGTTCTTGGAATTACAGAAGTTGATCCAATTAAATATGATTTATTGTTTTTTAGATTTATTAATCCAGAGCGTAATGACTTTCCAGATATTGATACAGACTTTGAGGATCGTAGACGTAAAGAAGTAAAAGACTATTTAAAGAAGAAGTTTAAGTACGTTGCTTCTATTTCTACTTTTACTTACTTTAAAGATAAGGGAGTTGTTCGTGATGCATCTCGTGTTTTTATGGTTCCCCTACAGGAAGTTAATCGTGCATTAAAGTCAGTGGACACGTTTGAAGACTTCGTAGACTCACCAAACACAAAAGAGTTTAGACTTCGTTACCCAGAAGTAGTTTGGCTTGCAGAAAGACTTCGTGGAAGAATTCGTTCAGTAGGAGTCCATGCTGCTGGAGTAGTTGTTGCAAAAGATGATATTAGAAAATTTGCTCCAGTTGAATCTCGTGAGGATGCACAGGATAAAGTATCTGGAAGAATTCCAGTAGTTGCATATGACATGGATACAGTAGCAGACATTGGCTTAATTAAGCTAGATGCTTTGGGTTTAAAAACTCTTTCAGTAATATCTGACACCCTCGCCTCTATTAAAGAAAGACATGGCAAGGATGTAGTTTTATCTGAATTAACATTAGACGATAAAAATGTCTATAAGATGTTGAGCGAAGGATACACTAAGGGTGTATTTCAAGCAGAAGCAACCCCATATACAAATTTGCTTATGAAAATGGGCGTTGACAAATTTGAAGACCTAGTGGCATCTAATGCATTAGTACGCCCTGGCGCTATGAATACCGTTGGCGCTGCTTATATTAATAGAAAGCATGGGCGGGAAGCGGTAGATTATAGTCACACTATAATGAAAGAGTTTACTGAAAACACATATGGTGTTATTATATATCAAGAGCAGGTTATGCAGGCATGCGTACACCTAGGAGGAATGTCTTGGTCAGAGGCTGACAAGGTCCGCAAGATTATTGGAAAGAAGAAAGATGCAAAAGAATTCGACCAATTCAAAGATCAATTTGTTACTGGGGCTTCAAAGCACATTGCTAAAAAGAAAGCAGAGGAGCTTTGGCATAATTTTGAAGCACATGCTGGCTATTCTTTCAACCGTTCTCACGCTGTTGCTTACTCTATGCTTAGTTATTATACTGCTTGGCTTAAGTCCTATTATCCTCTTGAATTCATGTTTTCAATTCTTAAGAATGAAAATGATAAAGATGCGAGAACAGAATATTTAATTGAAGCCAAGCGTCTGGGTCTAAGAATTAGACTTCCACATATTAATGAATCAGATATGTATTTTTCTTTAAAGGATGACGGTATTATATTTGGTTTAGCTGAGGTAAAGTTTATTTCAGATAGCATAGCAAACAAGATAATGGAAAGAAGGCCATATGAAACTTATTCAGATTTTATTGACAAAGCATCTAAAAAGGGTAGCGGTATTAATAGTAGGGCTATCTCTGCTCTCAATGCCATCGGCGGTGCGGCGTTTCCTGATAATCCGAGACAAGGTAACGAGAAAGACAACTACTACGAATACCTAGGCATACCTACATTTAATTTAGAAGGTATTCCTCCACGAATTAAAGCTCAGGCTAGACCGATTGAGGAGTTTGACGACCTTGGGTCTTTCGTAATGTTTGGAATGGTTAAATCAATTAAGCGTGGAACTGGGTGGGCAAGAGTAGAGTTGGTGGATGAAACGGGATCAATAGGTTTATTTCACAATGAGCAGACTCAGATTGAAACAAATCAGATGTACTTTATTCTTGTAGGAGACAACAGAATTGCTAGATATATAAAGGTTACTGATATTGATCCAAAGCTACCAGATATGTTTGTCGACTACTTGTATAGAAAAGAATATGATTTGGAAGATGACGAGTATATTGTTGTTAACTTTACGCCATATACAACTAAGGCTGGTAAAACAATGAGCCATATAGTATTATCCAATAAGGATAAAGAATTAACACGAGTAATTGTTTTCCCAACAATGTACAAAATGTCTTTAGCAAAGATGCGTGAGGGAATGAAGTGCAAGCCAGTCCTGTCTAAATTAGATGATGGAACATTAATGGTTAAGGAAATAAAATGATTGAGGTTAAATTAACTCAAAAAGAAGCAGAGCGGCTTGAGTCCTTTGTTTCTGATCATATGCAAATGTGTTACAACCACCTATTTGATGAGGATAACAACCCAGAAGACTGGCAACCATACGACATATTTGATGGTTGTGAGACCTGTGAGTCTAGAGAACAACTCATGGCAACATTTGACTGGCTTAGGTCAAATGGCATAGTTAATATATTTGTGGAGGAATAATGTCAGAAGAACTACCAGTAGATTTAAATATTGGACAGCTGCTTATATCTATATTAGATACCGTAAAGAGTGTTGATGTTAAGACAGCAACATTTTTAAATGCAGCATCAGACAGCAGAGAAATTGCAGTATATTATAATGAAGAAAAATCTTCATTTACATTTAGCTTAAAGGAAATAGAAAATGAAGTCGTTTGAAATGGTAACTGATTATGGGCTAGATGCGCTGTCTGCAATTCTGCATGAAACTGCTGTGGAAAAAGGATTTTGGGATACAGAAGTTGATTATAATGTTATAGGAAATAAACTAGCATTAGTTCATTCTGAAGTTACAGAAGTTCTAGAAGCAATTAGAAAAGATAAAGGTAGCGAAAATGTAGTAGAAGAAATGGCAGACATTCTAATCAGACTCCTTGACCTTTATGCAGCAATGATGAATGAAGGCATTATTCAACACTCATTAGATGAAGTTTTAAATAATAAAATAAGTATAAATAAAGATAGACCAAGACTTCACGGCAACCGTTTTTAATGATATACTAGTGGAAAGAAAGAGTTTAAATGACAATTGTAATTGATAATATATTAGCAAAGCTAGATCCAAAAACGAGGGCAAGAGTTCAGTCTGCACAAAATGTTGTTGTTGAAAAACAATTAACGCCAAGTATTGGATTGAATATGGCCTTAAGAGGCGGTCTTGGATACGGTAGACAGGTTCTTGTATGGGGAAATAAGTCTGCAGGAAAATCTTCTTTTTGTTTACAGATGATTGCCATAGCACAAAAAGAAGGAAAGACTTGTGCATGGATTGATGCAGAAGCATCGTATGATCAATCATGGGCAGAAACTTTAGGTGTAGATTCTTCTTCTCTTATTTATTCTCCAGCCAAAACAGTTAATGATATGGTAGATGTTGCTACAAAGCTAATGGATGCTGGGGTTGACTTAATTGTTGTTGACTCAATATCAGCACTGCTTCCAGCGATCTACTTTGAAAAAGACGGAAATGAAATGAAGGATTTGCAAGACACTAAGCAAATCGGCGCAGAAGCAAAGGATATGACCCACGCAGTCAAGATGTTAAACTATGCAAACAAAAACACACTACTTGTTCTCATCTCACAACAACGAAATCAATTTGGATCTATGCATGCTAGTCACATCCCAACAGGTGGCATGGCAGTCAAGTTCTTTTCTTCCACTGTCATTAAACTCTGGTCGTCTGAAGCTGAGGCGAATGCTATTAAGGCTGGGATTAAAGTTGGCGACAAGATCATTGAACAAAGAGTTGGACGGCCAGTTAACTGGATTATTGATTACAACAAACTTGGGCCCCCAAATCTATCAGGACAATACGACTTTTATTACCAAGGGGAAGCTATTGGTGTAGACCGTGTCGGAGAAACACTTGACGTTGCAGAAATGTGCGGTATTATTGAAAAGGGTGGAGCATGGTATACGGTAAATGGAGAACGTTTTCAAGGACGTGCAAAGGCTGTCGCATATTTAAGAGAAAATCCAGATGTTGTAGACAACTTAGTTGGAGAAATAAATGCCAGATCTTAATGAATTTTTTAATAAACCGAATGAAAAAGTAAATGGTTATGGCTTAGAAAAAATTGGTGGAGTAAGGCCATGCTCAAAATGTGATGAAGATGTTGACGGTTCCTTTTGGGACCCACTAGATATGGTGATGTCTTGGAAATGTTCAAAAGGCCATGAAACAATATTTAAGGTTGGGTAATGTCGGAAAGATCTGAAGTAAAACGTGATGGCGCAAGGGCTCAAAAAAATAGTGGGCGTGGTGATTATCAAAAGGGTGACGCACAATGGAATCAGTTTCTTGTAGATTATAAAGAAGCAGGCAGATCCTTTACGTTAAATAAAGATGTTTGGGCTAAAATATGTACAGATACCTTTAAGGTAAATAGAGATATGTATCCAGCATTAAAGATTATTATAGGTGAAGATTCTAAGATAAGACTTGGAATAATTGAGTGGGCAGTGTTAGAAGAGCTAATACAGTTTTGGGAGGAGAACCATGAGTGACAAGAATACCTTAGAATTAATAAGTGACATAACAGAGTTTAACGATCTTCATGAATTTATGAAGGATGAGCATCTAGATAAAGCGTTAGCTATTGTTGTAAAAATACTTATGAATCCAGATGTGCCTTCTGCAAAGGCCCCGCATTTAATTATGGAGCTACAGGCAATGTCAACTAAGTTTGCTGTATTAGCATCTGTTTATTCTACAATTGCTAAAGATAAAGCTGGTACTGAAAATAATAACAAGAAGAACATTTACTATTCTTTAAAGGAGTCCATAGACAAACTTGTAGATGCACTTAAGTATGTGGTTAGGTATAATTCATAATGATAAAAGACATATTGCTTTCAACATTTACTGGTGCAGTTCTTGGCGGTATATTTGCAGTTTTTAAGCTGCCAGTACCAGCACCACCATATTTTCCAGCCGTAATGGGAATCGTTGGTATTTGGTTGGGGGCAGCATTAGTGTTTAGGTTTACTAATGGGTAGAGATATAGTAAAGAACCTTAAGTTTAAAAAACATACTGGAAAGTTTTTTGATCCAGAGCAATTTGCCTTATTGCTAGACGAGGCGTATAGAAATACAAAACGTGCAGACGGCGAGATGACAAAAAAATCATTTAGCCCAAGCTCACTTGGGTATGGTCATGGAACATGCCCAAGATATTGGTACATGGCATTTAGCGGTGCTATGTTTATTGACGACAATGATGCTGTTGCTGTTGCTAATATGGCTCAGGGTACACAGGCCCATGAAAGACTTCAAAACTTAATTAAGACAATGCCTGAGTGGAGAGCTGAAGAAGAAGAAATTATTAATGAGTATCCTCCAATTAGAGGATTCATTGACTTGATTATGGAGTACGATGGCGAGACAGTAATCGGTGAAATTAAAACGGCAAAGCAAGAAGTTTGGGATACAAGACAAGCGGAAATGAAATCATCTGCAAACCATATGCTGCAGCTTCTTACTTATATGAAGTTAAAGAATGCAAAAGAAGGATTTTTTCTTTATGAGAATAAAAACACTCAGGAGCTTTTGGTAATCCCAGTCTCAATGAACGAGAAGAATAAGAAGATAATTGAGGATACATTTTTGTGGATGCAGGAGGTATGGGATAATTTTCAAAATGGTGATCTTCCTATGCGTCCAGCTGGTGCAACAAAATCAAAGATGCCATGCACCTATTGCCCAGTTAAAAAAGAATGTTATGAAAAGGGTGGGCCAGTGGGAACAGTTCAGATTGAAAAATTCCAGGTGCCTGTTATATGATATGTAACAACAAAGAATGCAGCAAGGAGTTTGATGCTAAGACACATAATCAAAAATATTGCTCAGATGAATGTTGCAGAGTTGCAACAAACAAGCGTATTATGGAAAAGTATTACGAGAAAAAAGCTATTAGAAATGGTGCTTTTAGGGCATGCTCAAAGTGTAAGACTAAGTTAAGTAGATATAATCAGTCTGACATATGCTCATCTTGCGAAAAGAAAATTAATATAAATAATAAAAAAAAGCTAATGGGGATGATAGATGAAGTTAGCTGAGTTAGTCAAAACAAAGGCACATAGAGTCCTTGGAATAGATGCGTCTACAAATTCAATTGCCTTTTGTTTAATGGAAAATGATAAACCATTAAAATGGGGCAAGATAGACTTAGTGGGCATGGACATATACGAAAAAATATATGACGCTAAAAAGAAAATGGCTCTGATGCTTGATGAATTAAAATCAGACTATATAGTTGTAGAGGGCGCCATACTTGTCAGATCTCCTGATGCTGTGATAAAATTGTCATATGTTTATGGAGTTGTTATTGCTGAGTTGATGTCTACTGGAGCTAAGGTTATTACTATATCTCCAAGTTCTTGGCAGGCCTATATTGGAAACAAGAACCCAACAAAAGATGAAAAGCAGGCGATTAGAGTAAAGAACCCAGGATATGCAGACTCATGGTATAAAACTCAGTTAAGAAATATGCGTAAGCAAAGGACAGTAGATTATTTTAATAACAAATACTCTCTCTCAATAACAGATTTTGACGTTGCTGATTCATTTGGAATTGCACACTATGCAAATAAGGTATTGACTCAAAGATGAAGTTATATCAAAGCAAAGAATGGCTATTTAGAAGATACGTTGTTCAAAAGAAAACAGTTACAGAGATAGCAAAAGAGTGCAATGTTTCTGCTATGACCATACAGAGATACCTAGATCAGTTTGGATTGATTAAAAAAAGATGAAGATACATAAAAATGGAAACGGTCAGGCCAATCAGGACTCTTTTGTCCTAGATGTTTTGAATGAAAAAAGAAATGGCTGGTACGTTGAAATTGGATCTAATGACCCTGTAATATATAGCAATACATATTTATTAGAAACAGAATATGATTGGCAAGGCGTGGGCTTTGAATGGGATCAGAATCTATCTAATGTTTATAATGAAATAAGAAAGAACAAATGCATTACAGCAGATGCCACGCAGTTTGATTATTTAAAGTATTTTCAAGATAATAATTTTCCAAAACAAATAGACTACCTACAACTTGACATAGAGCCAGCTTATCAAACTTTGGCAGCATTAAAGCAACTTCCGCTAAAAGAATATAGGTTTTCTGTAATAACTTATGAGCACGATTTATATGCAGGTCCAGAAAATGAACAAATTAAAGAAGAATCAAAAGAAATATTATCTTCTTTAGGGTACAAACTTTTAATAGAAAATGTTGACGATGGTTCCCCAGATAGAGTATTTGAGGATTGGTGGATAGACCCACAAGTTATTAGGAGCACAAAGATATGATATCAAAAACAATATGGCAAACATATGAAACACCAATTAATGAGTTGCCTTTACTTGCACAGCAAAGCCTAGATACATGGAAGAATTTAAATCCAGGCTGGTCTCACGGATACATGAGTGGTCAGGATAGAGAAGATTTTTTTAGAACCGAGTTTGGCGGAGAAGTTTTTGACACATATATGAAATATCCATTGGGAGTAATGAAGGCTGGTCTATGGAGGTTTGCCATTCTTTATGTTAATGGAGGAGTTTATGCTGATCTAGATACAGAATGCATTAATCCAATAGATACCTGGTTAGACCCACAGTACGACATGATACTTGATTTAGAGGGTAACACACCTTGGTATGCAACACAGGTAATTGCATCTTCTAAAGGCCACAAGTTTTTAGAAGACGCCATTAATATGGCAGTAGAAAGAGCAAGAGGCGGTATTGTGGAGCAACAACATATGGTTCATTACTATACAGATGTAGCTATGTTTACTGACAGTTTATTTAAATCAATGAATATAGAAAATGGTTATGACGGAGATTTAAAGCAGCGCACACTAGAATTTAATGAATTGCCGATTGCAAAAGAAAATAAATTCTTTAGTTTTGGTGGAAGCGATGCACGAAGATTGTTAGATAGAGATGTTAAGCATCTTTATTGGGGAGATGGAAGATTAGAAAATTATGTGGCATGGAAAAAAGATTCAATTTTTGAAAATTTAACAGTTAAAGATGTACAGGAGAGTCAGGAAAATAATAAATGAGCACCATAGGAGTGTTACCAGCATCTGGTAAAGCAGCCAGAATTGGTGGCATACCAAAATTTTGCTTACCAATATCTGATGAAAGATCTTTATTGCAATGGCATGTTGAACAAATGCTAGAGGTTTGTGATGAAGTAAGAGTTTCCACAAGGGCAGAGTGGGTTCCTATTATTCAAAACATGGACATGAATATTAAATTGATTGTTCGTGAGCCATCAACTATGTCAGATGCAGTAAAGTTTATGATTGGGGACTATAACGATACGGTTTTAGTTGGAATGCCAGATACATATATACATGCATGTCAAAAAAATATATATAAGGAAATGATGTCCTCACCAGGAGATCTTGTTCTTGGAACATGGGATTGCAGTGAAGATCTAAAGGGAAGGGTGGGTCAAGTATTGTTATCTGGAGATAAAGTTCTTTCCTCTATGGACAAGACTTTTTCTTGTGAATATCCTCAGATGTGGGGTACTATGCTATTCCGTAAAAATTTGATAAGATACATAGACCCTAGCTTGGAGCACCCAGGAAAACAAATACAAGAGTGGCTTGATATGAATTTAGATGTTAGGGCGGTAAGGCCAGGTGGAAAGTATATGGATATAGGAACACTAAAAGGTCTTAAACAATTATATAAGGAGATGGAATAATGGGATTTACATCATATCCAAATAAAGAAAACGGTTACCAAATGTGGGTAACAGACTTACAGTTAATGGCAACAGACGCTCCTTCAGGACATAAGATAATTGTAGAGTGTCTTGAGATAGCAGAAATGCTAATTAATAAAAATATATCGTACGGAGACTCAGCATTAAGTCCTATTCGAATATTTTCTCAGGCGGACAATCAAGAGCAGATTAAAATCCGTATTGATGATAAGATAAATAGAATTAAAAATGGTTCTGGCTTTGCAGGAGACAATGATATTGACGATATGATTGGTTATTTAATCTTACTTAAAATTGCTAAGAAACTTGCTATTTCAGTCGACTAGAAGTATAATTACATAATGACTACAGAGAATAGACCATGGGGTTATTACAAAATTCTTAATGAATCTCATAACCATAAGACAAAATATATCTATGTTGAATCTGGGCAAAGATTATCCTATCAAAAACATGAAAAAAGACATGAGCATTGGTTTATAGTTTCTGGTAATCCGTATGTAACAATAAACGGAGTAAGTAGAATTATGTCGCCAGGACATTCAGTCGATATAAAAGCTGGAGATCTTCATAGAATAGAATCTCAACATAGCCCTGTAGAGTTTATAGAAGTTCAAACAGGTACCTATTTTGGCGAAGATGATATTCAAAGAATAGAGGATGATTACAATCGAAATTGAATTAGCAGATCATTATGATCGTATGAATAAAGTTGTTGAGGAACTTCTTAAAGGTAGCACTCCAACACAAATTGCTACGATAACTGGATTTAAAAGAGGCGAAGTTGTAGAGCTAATAGATGAATGGAAGTCTGTAATTCATAATGATACATCTTCCAGAGAACGTGCTAAGGAGGCAATCTCTGGTGCAGACCAACACTATGCAATGCTTATCAAAGAGGCATGGAAGACGGTTGAAGACGCAGATCAATCTGGCCAGCTAAATGTTAAGGCCACTGCTTTAAAATTAATTTCAGACATTGAAACAAAAAGAATTGGTATGTTGCAGCAGGTTGGTTTATTAGACAACGCCGAGCTTGCAACACAAATTGCTGACACAGAAAGAAAGCAAGACATTCTGGTTAAGATATTAAAAGAAGTTACTTCTACCTGCCCTAAGTGTAAGATGGAGGTAGCTAAGAGATTATCTCAAATCACAGGAATTGTTGAATCTGTTGTGATTGAGGATGCAGATGTCGTTTGATTTTTCAGATTTAATTGACATACTAGATGGCGAAGAGTTTGATGAAAAGCCAGTAGATCTTAAAACTTTTGTTAACAGCCCAGAATATTTAGGTCTACCACCATTATCAGAATTTCAATATACTTTAATTGAAAAAAGTTCTCAAATTTATAAAGAGGCAACCCTTATCAAATTGTTTGGCGAAGATGAGGGAAGGGTTATAGCTAAGCAAACGGCTAATGAAGTTGTTGCACAATTAGGTAAAGGTTCTGGCAAAGATTACTGCTCTACAATTGCTGTTGCATATATTGTATATTTACTATTATGTTTAAAAGATCCTGCAACTTATTATGGAAAGCCACCTGGAGATTCAATTGATATTATTAACATTGCCATTAACTCTCAGCAGGCTAACAATGTTTTCTTCAAAGGATTTAAAACAAGAATTGACAGGTCACCATGGTTTGCTGGTAGATATAATGCAAAAGCATCAGAGATACAGTTTGATAAAGCAATTACGGTTCACTCAGGCCACTCAGAAAGAGAAGCTTGGGAAGGGTACAATGTTATTGTCGTAATCCTTGACGAAATTTCAGGATTTAGTATTGAAAATACAACTGGTCATGAGCAGGCTAAAACTGGCAGTGCAATCTATGATATGTACAGGGCTTCTGTGGATTCACGTTTCCCAGACTTTGGCAAAGTTATTCTTCTTTCGTTTCCAAGATATAAAAACGATTACATTCAGCAAAGATACGATGCTGTTGTTGCAGAGAAAGAAACTATTGTAAGAACTCACAAGTTTAAAATGTATGAAGACATTCCCGACGGAACAGATGGAAATGAATTTGAAATTCAATGGGAAGAAGATAATATTATTTCCTACAAGATTCCAAAGGTTTATGCTTTAAAGAGACCAACTTGGGAAATTAACCCAGTAAGAACAATTGATGATTTTAAAACAGCTTTTTACACAAATCCCACCGACGCCTTGTCAAGATTCGCTTGTATGCCACCAGAATCCATTGACGCATTCTTTAAATCAAGAGAGAAAATTGAAAAAGCATTTAGTATTGGAGCACAGGCAGTTGATACATTTGGAAGACTTGAAGAGTGGTTTACTCCAGATCCAGATAAAGTTTATTTTATTCACGTAGACTTAGCTCAAAAGCATGACCATTGTGCAGTTGCAATGTCCCATGTTCAAAAATGGGTTAACGTAAAGGTTACAGATACTTACTCTCAGCCAGCGCCTATCATTGAGGTTGACGCTGTCAGATACTGGACACCAACAAAAGATAAGTCTGTTGACTTTACTGAAGTTAAAGACTATATTCTTTCTTTGAGATCCAGGGGCTTTAACATAAAGGTATGCACGTTTGACCGCTGGAATTCTCATGACATGATGCAGCAGCTAAAACAGTACGGGGTAAATACCGAGGTGCTATCTGTTGCAAAAAAACATTACGACGACATGGCAATGATTGTTGCAGAGGAAAGAGTTGTAGGCCCACACATACCGCTTCTAATTGATGAATTGTTGCAGCTAAAAATAATGAGAGATAGAGTTGATCACCCTAGAAAAGGATCTAAAGACTTAGCAGATGCTGTTTGTGGATCTATATATAATGCAATAAGCAGAACAAAGTTTTCCAATAATGAAGAAATAAATATACATACTTATGAGTCTATGAGTTACGAGCAAGATTTTAAAAGAGAAGATGGCGAAATTGTTCTTAATATGATTAGAGCACCAAGGATGCCGAATGATTTGGCGGAAGCAATAGAGGGGATGACAATACTATGAGCATATATCAAGAGAAAGCCAAGGAGTGTAAGTGCTGTGGCAAGCATGTACCGCTACCAACAGTTTTAAAAGAATACAATGAGGTAATGCTATGCCCCACTACATTTGCCAATGTAATTGAGTATAAAAGGCTGTGGAAGTCCCTTGGGTCTAGGCCATCTGGAAACATAAGAAAGCATTTTTCTGATTATGTACAGCAGATAGTAGAAAGCACTATAGACAAAAATGAAGATGGTACGCTATAATATGAATATGAATTCAGAAGATGGAGACATTCTAGACTATTATCTACAAATTGGAGCCATTGAGGTGGCGGGAATTGAAGATGATGGAGAATTTATATTTGGAATTACAGAGAAAGCAAAAGAGTTAGCGCCAGAATTATGGGAAGCACATCAAGAGCATGTAGATAATTCTTTAATGGAACTATATGATATGGGTCTTATGAATGTAACATATGACGAAAACTTGAACCCTACATTTGAACTAACTGAAGAAGGAAAAAAAGTTTCAAAGCAATTCGGACTTATCCAAATGGATGATCCAGATGTACCAAACAACTAGGAGAACAATATGCCTTGGCAAATTAAACAAAATGCAGCAGGATGCAGCGGATACGCTGTAATTAAAGAAGATACTGGTGAGCTAGTAGGATGTCACTCTGGAAGAACTGCAGCAGAAGCACAGATGAGAGCTCTATATGCATCTGAATCAGATTCTAAAAAGATGGATCAAGACAAGAAGCGTATTTTTTAATTAGATTTACCTTCGTAGCTCAGCGGAAAAGAGCGAGACTCTTCTAAGGTCTGCGTCGCAGGTTCGATTCCTGCCGAGGGTGCATTGCGGATGTTGCATATTGGTAGTGCCTCTGCCTTCCAAGCAGAAGGGGTGAGTTCGATTCTCATCGTCCGCTCAAAAAAATGATATAATAGTATTAGGTCGCTCAATTGAGGGCCTATAAAATAAATTATTCGCTTGAAGGAGGAATAACATGGTTAACACATTCTCATTGGATCTTTTTAAGGATCCATTTTTTATTGGCTGGGATCGCCATTTTCAAGATCTCGAAAAAGTAATGCACAATTCAACAAGCTATCCACCATATAATTTGGTTGAGGTTAGTGAAGATACTTATATGATTGAGCTAGCATTAGCTGGGTTCAAAAAAGAAGATATTGTAATTGAGCAGGAAAAAAATATTCTAACAATTAAGGGATCTTCGCAAGAAGATTCATCTAAATATATTCACAAGGGAATCGGAGCAAGGTCGTTTACTAGAACCTTTTCTTTATCTGAATATATGGATGTAACTGGAGTTGTAATGGAAAATGGTGTACTTAGGGTACTTGTAATTAGAAATGTACCTGAAGAAGCAAAGCCAAAGACATTTGATATTCTTGATTCTTTTACACCAGAGGAAAAGGTATTTGCCCCGTCCTTACGTAAAAAGAAGAAAGAAATAGTATAATATAAATCTGCACCCCGTCACTGGGGAGTCGCAGACGACGGGTCGCTACCCGTAGGATGGACCTGAGTATGTCTATAAACTGCTCATTTTTTAAGGAGATAAAATGTTTGAGTACTATGTAAAGAAAGTAACTAAGGTTGTGGACGGAGATACAATAGACGTTGACATAGATCTTGGATTTGATATCTCATTTACTTCAAGAGTAAGGTTGGCTGGAATTGATACACCAGAAAGTCGCACATCAGATAAGATGGAAAAAACATTGGGTCTTGAGTCTAAAGCATATTTAAAGAATGCAATTGATTCAGCAAAGACTGTTGTTATTAAAACAGAAAA